CTGAAACCGGCATACAGCAACAACCCGGCCTGGTGCCTGTGGGACATGCTGACTCACCCGCGCTACGGCATGGGAAAACGTCTGGGGGCGGCGGATGTGGACAAGTGGGCGCTGTATGCCATCGGGCAGTACTGCGACCAGACGGTCCCGGATGGTTTCGGGGGGACCGAGCCGCGGATGACCTTTAATGCGTACCTGGCACAACAGCGTAAGGCGTGGGACGTTCTCAGTGATTTCTGCTCTGCGATGCGCTGTATGCCGGTATGGAACGGTCAGACGCTGACGTTCGTTCAGGACCGCCCGTCGGATGTGGTGTGGCCGTACACCAACAGCGATGTGGTGGTGGATGATAACGGCGTGGGATTCCGCTACAGCTTCAGTGCCCTGAAGGACCGGCACACGGCGGTGGAGGTGAATTACACCGACCCGCAGAACGGCTGGCAGACCTCCACGGAACTGGTGGAAGACCCGGAAGCCATACTGCGCTACGGACGCAACCTGCTGAAGATGGACGCGTTCGGCTGTACCAGCCGCGGTCAGGCCCACCGTGCCGGACTGTGGGTGATAAAGACCGAACTGCTGGAAACGCAGACGGTGGATTTCACGCTCGGGTCTCAGGGGCTGCGGCACACACCCGGTGACATCATTGAAATCTGTGATAACGACTATGCCGGGACCCTGACCGGCGGACGTGTCCTGTCCATTGATGCTGCCACCCGCACCCTGACGCTGGACCGTGAAGTGACACTTCCGGAGACCGGTGCCGCCACGGTGAACCTGATTAACGGCAGCGGTAAGCCGGTGAGTGTGGACATCACCGAACACCCCGCGCCGGACCGGATACAGGTCAGTACCCTGCCTGATGGTGTGGAGACATACGGGGTGTGGGGACTCTCCCTGCCGTCACTGCGCCGTCGTCTGTTCCGCTGTGTCTCCGTCCGGGAAAACACGGACGGCACCTTTGCCATCACGGCGGTGCAGCACGTACCGGAAAAAGAAGCCATCGTGGATAACGGTGCCCGCTTTGAGCCGCAGTCAGGTTCCCTGAACAGCGTCATCCCACCGGCAGTGCAGCACCTGACGGTGGAGGTGAGCGCAGCTGACGGCCAGTATCTGGCGCAGGCGAAATGGGACACGCCGCGGGTGGTGAAGGGTGTGCGCTTCAGTCTGCGCCTGACCAGTGGTAAGGGAACGGATGCCAGACTGGTGACCACCGCCATCACCGCAGACACGGAGCACCGTTTCAGCGGCCTGCCGCTCGGGGAATACACCCTGACGGTGCGGGCGATAAACAGCTATGGCCAGCAGGGTGAACCTGCCACCACCACCTTCCGGATTACCGCACCGGCAGCACCGTCGCGGATTGAGCTGACGCCGGGCTATTTTCAGATAACCGCAACGCCACATCTTGCCGTTTATGACCCGACGGTACAGTTTGAGTTCTGGTTCTCGGAAAAGCGGATTGCGGATATCAGGCAGGTTGAAACCGCAGCCCGCTATCTTGGCTCGGCGCTGTACTGGATAGCTGCCAGTATCAATATCAAACCGGGCCATGATTATTATTTTTATATCCGCAGTGTGAATACTGTTGGCAAATCGGCATTCGTGGAGGCTGTCGGTCGGGCGAGCGATGATGCGGAAGGTTACCTGGATTTTTTCAAAGGAGAAATCGGGAAAACACATCTGGCCCAGGAGCTGTGGACGCAGATTGATAACGGTCAGCTTGCGCCGGACCTGGCTGAAATCAGGACGTCCATTACGAATGTCAGCAATGAAATCACGCAGACCGTCAATAAAAAACTGGAAAATCAGAGTGCGGCAATCCAGCAGATACAGAAAGTTCAGGTTGATACAAATAATAACCTGAACAGCATGTGGGCCGTGAAACTGCAGCAGATGCAGGACGGACGCCTTTATATTGCGGGTATCGGTGCCGGTATTGAGAATACGCCAGCAGGAATGCAGAGTCAGGTGCTGCTGGCGGCAGACAGGATTGCGATGATTAATCCTGCGAATGGCAACACAAAGCCGATGTTTGTTGGTCAGGGCGATCAGATATTTATGAATGAAGTGTTCCTGAAATATCTGACGGCTCCCACCATTACCAGCGGCGGTAATCCTCCGGCATTTTCCCTGACACCGGACGGGCGGCTGACGGCGAAAAATGCCGATATCAGCGGTAACGTGAATGCGAACTCCGGGACGCTCAACAACGTCACGATTAACGAGAACTGTCGGGTTCTGGGAAAATTGTCCGCGAACCAGATTGAAGGCGATCTCGTTAAAACAGTGGGCAAAGCTTTCCCCCGGGACTCCCGTGCACCGGAGCGGTGGCCATCAGGAACCATTACCGTCAGGGTTTATGACGATCAGCCGTTTGACCGGCAGATTGTTATTCCGGCGGTGGCATTCAGCGGCGCTAAACATGAGAAAGAGCATACTGATATTTACTCCTCATGCCGTCTGATAGTGCGGAAAAACGGTGCTGAAATTTATAACCGTACCGCGCTGGATAATACGCTGATTTACAGTGGTGTTATTGATATGCCTGCCGGTCACGGTCACATGACACTGGAGTTTTCGGTGTCAGCATGGCTGGTAAATAACTGGTATCCCACAGCAAGTATCAGCGATTTGCTGGTTGTGGTGATGAAGAAAGCCACTGCAGGCATCACGATTAGCTGAATTTTATAACCCAGATACGGGCGCCAGAAATGGCGCCTTTTTTATTGCAGAAAAGCTAGAGGTAATTATGCGTAAATTATGTGCTGTTATTTTGTCCGCAGTAGTCTGGCAGGTCGCCGCTGCTACGCCAGCGAGTGCAGCAGAACATCAGTCCACGCTGAGCGCGGGGTATCTCCATGCCTCGACGAACGTTCCCGGTAGTGATGATCTGAACGGGATTAACGTGAAATACCGTTATGAGTTTACGGACGCGCTGGGGCTGATTACGTCCTTCAGTTATGCCAATGCTGAGGATGAGCAAAAAACGCGCTACAGCGATACCCGCTGGCATGAAGATTCCGTGCGTAACCGCTGGTTCAGCGTGATGGCGGGGCCGTCTGTACGCGTGAATGAATGGTTCAGCGCGTATTCGATGGCGGGTGTGGCTTACAGCCGTGTGTCGACTTTCTCCGGGGATTATCTCCGCGTAACTGACAACAAGGGGAAAACGCACGATGTGCTGACCGGAAGTGATGACGGTCGCCACAGCAACACGTCTCTGGCGTGGGGGGCTGGCGTGCAGTTTAACCCGACCGAATCCGTGACCATTGACCTTGCTTATGAAGGTTCCGGTAGTGGCGACTGGCGAACGGATGCATTTATTGTTGGTATCGGATACCGTTTCTGACAACAGACGCCGATTTATCTTCTGTAAATATTGTTATGATACGCAGGTTCATCCACCTTATGGGGTGAACTGCGTTTGAGGAAACGTAAAGTTACACTGTCCTGAAGCCCGTGGCGTCACTGCTGCGGGCTTTTTTTATTGGTGGAAAAGTATGACAGTAAAAATTTCTGGCGTGCTTAAAGATGGCACAGGAAAACCAGTACAGAACTGCACCATTGTGCTGAAGGCCAGACGAACCAGCAGCACGGTGGTGGTGAACACGGTGGCCTCTGAAAATCCGGATGAAGCCGGGCGTTACAGTATGGACGTTGAGTACGGTCAGTACAGCGTTATTCTGTTGGTGGAAGGATTCCCGCCGTCACATGCCGGGACCATCACCGTGTATGAAGATTCTCAACCGGGGACGCTGAATGATTTTCTCGGTGCCATGTCGGAGGATGACGTCCGTCCGGAGGCACTGCGTCGTTTTGAACTGATGGTGGAAGAAGCAGCGCGTCACGCAGAGGAGGCGAAGAAGAATGCCGGAGAGGCGGAGACGTCAGCGAGGAATGCCGGCATATCAGCCAGTAAGGCGGAAGCGAGCGCCGCAAATGCTGATACTTCAGCAGAGGATGCATCGGAGTCAGCCCGGCAGGCGGCAGAAAGTGCAGCCTCAGCAAAGCAGTCAGAGGATGCGTCCTCGTCCTCGGCTTCTGCGGCCGCTCAAAAAGCCAGTGAGTCATCACAAAGTGCAGCAGAAGCTGAATTGTCAAGAAAGACGGCAGAAAGTGCAGCCGGTAATGCA